TAGGTAACAGAAAAGGAGAAGGAGATGATGAACTTTTTAGAACCCGGTTTCATGCGACTGCTTATCGCGGCGTTGATAATACTGGTTTCAGCTTACGGCGCAGAGCGCATTGTTGAAGTGATCGTAGACAGGAGGGCGAGAAATGACAGTTAAGACCGACTGGGAATGGACCTTAGCTACAACTGCCACAGATACCACGGACGGAGGTACGGGCAAATGATCGACCTATTGCGTTGTGAAGAATGCGGTCTCTGTTTTAACGAGCCGATGATCGTGGAGGAAAACGACCTGAACGATGACGGGCCGCGCCGCCGCCACGAGGCTTGCCCAAATTGCGGTTCCGAGTCAATCGTAACGTACAGCCCTTGTATTCTGTGCGACGAACCTGATATTGGCGAGGGTCTTTGCGCCCGACATACCCACGCAGTCCAAAAGGAACTCGCTCTATTCAAGCTTAATTTGCTGGACTCGCTTGCGATGGACAGCCACGAAAAGCTGACGCAAAAGGGCATGGACTTGTTAGAGGACGCGATGAATGAAATTTTGGCGAGAGCCATGGATGACTGAAAGGAGATATTGAAATGGCAGACACAAAGAAAAGCACCAAAATGTTGAACGTGCAAAAGAATGAATTCAACGAATTCGCGAAGTTCAAGTACCGGACATTGGACGATATCTTAGATGCTATTAGGGCCAGCGGGCAATCGGTGACAATGACCGACGAGATCATTGTGGTTGGCGAAGCCGTAGTCACCGACGTTGACGAACATGGTTTTAGGACAGATACGCGCAAGCCTGTTATGTTCTTGATGGCTCGCGCGGTTGACGCAGATACAGGGTTGACGGCTGACGGCTGGGCGCAACTCGGAACGCATAAGGGTATGTCGCCAGAGCAGGAGACAGGTTGTGCCAGCACATACGCAAGACGCTACGCCTGCTGTGGGCTTTATGGCATATCCGCAGGTAACGATACCGACCCAGACTCATTGCCGCCACCGGGATACAAGACCCCGAAGGAGCTGCAAGACGACAAGGAAAAAGAACTTGGCGACCAGCAGATCGACGGCAAGACCGCGCACAACATTAAGGCTGAACTGAGTTTTGGGGACGCGGAGGCTAATGAAAAATGGCTTTGCGAGAAATTCGGCGTGGCTACGGTCGGCGCGTTGAGCGTAGCCCAGCTTCCGGCGGTTATGAAAAAGATCAGTACCTTAAAAGCCAAGTGGGACGAGAAGAACGCGCCGCCCATACCTGAAAAACCGACAGACGACCTGTTTGCCGCTGACGACTCAGACCCATTCCCCACCGGCTACTCAGAGCTTGGGGCTGACGGCGAGGAGGTAGCGTCATGATAGAGGGCTTAATCGGCGTTAACCCTGTTGTTTTTATCACCTTTGCCGCCCTGTTTATCGCATTCGGGGCAATTATCGGGACGCTTGCCACCCACGCTGGCGATAGCCGCGAAGAGCGTCAATTGGAAAAAAAATGCTGCCCCGGCTGTTTTTTGATAACGCCCTACAAGCCGTATATGTGCCGTGGCTGCCCAAAGGGTAAAAAATTTGCCGACGCTAAGAACGCGGAGCCGATAACGAAAAGGGCATTGCGCGAGCATGAACAGTCTCAGGAGCTTAGTTTTTGGCGAACCATTGAGACCAAGGAAGAGCCGAAGGAGCAGGAATGAGGTTTGTGGACTTCTTCGCTGGTATCGGCGGCTTTCGGGCAGGCTTTGAAATGGCAGGCCACAAATGCGTCGGTTACTGCGAGATAGACAAATACGCAAGGAAAAGCTATGAAGCGATCTACAACACAACAGGCGAATGGACAGCAACCGACATACGAGCAGTTGACCCTTCCGATCTGCCAGAAGCAGATATTTACACATTTGGTTTTCCTTGCCAGAGTTTTTCAATTGCTGGAAAGCGAGGAGGCTTTGACGATATGCGAGGCACTCTCATTTTTGAAGTCCTGCGGCTGGCTAAAGCCAGACACCCTCGTTTGCTTGTCGGAGAAAACGTCGCCGGACTGCTTTCGCATGACAACGGAAGGACCTTCGGGACAATCCTTGACGCAATGGAAGAGTTGGGGTATTCGGTGGAATGGCAGGTTATTAACGGCAAATATTATCTCCCCCAAAACAGGGAGCGGGTATACATTATCGGATATTCTGGAAACGAACGTCCCCGAGGAATATTTCCTATCGGACGAGAAGACGAAGATACTGCTGGGGGGGGGGCAAGGTGAGCAGCTTTAATACGGAAAACGACGTGCGTACGCCGGACGGAATTTCAAAGACGCTGTGTTCGCGTGACTACAAAGGCGCACCGTTAATCCAAATCCCCGGAAACCTGTATGGCACGGAAACCGAGCCTAACCCACAGGCTGGGCGTGTCTATTCGCCTGACGGAATTTCCCCAACCTTGACTGACACTTCCGGCCATGGCGGCAGGGAAATTAAGATCGCCATACCAGTCCTTACGCCCGACCGCACAGAGAAGCGGCAGAACGGCAGGAGGTTCAAAGGCGATGGAGAAGATATGTTTACTCTAACCGCGCAGGATAGGCACGGGGTAGTTACAAGCGAAATGCGGATACGGAAAATTACCCCACGCGAATGCTGGCGTTTACAGGGCTTTTCAGACGAAGCGTTTGACAAGGCGGCGGCGGTCAATTCCAAAACGCAGCTCTATAAGCAAGCCGGAAACTCAATCATGGTCCCCGTAGCCTACGAAATAGCCAAACGGCTGAAAGAATTGGAGGAGCAGGAATGATGGAATACCTAATAATAGCTGCGTCCTGCGCAATTGGCGCGTTTATCGGCGTTCTGCTTGGAAATGCCTTTTTACAGCGGATAGAACGCAGGCGGTGGAAATGAGCGTACTGCAAAAGAGAGAGCGGTGCTTACTGTGTGGGCGCATGGACAATTTACAGGCGCACCATTTGTTCCAAGCCGCGAACCGCAAACTGTCCACCGAGTTCAACTTGCTGGTCTACCTTTGCCCCGCTTGCCACGAGGGTGTCACGGACTACAAAGGCACTATCGAAATATGGTCTGGCAACCGGCAGGCGGTGATCTACACCATGGACCTACTGCACGTGCTTGGCCAGCTTGCATGGGAGGACAGCTACGGAGACCGGCGGGACTTTATAAATTTATTCGGCAGAAATTATTTAGGTTAGCAAAAGGAGAGAACGAAATGAAAATCAAACTGAACGACAGATACACATTAGTAAGCGTTCCGCTAAATTTCTACATTGAGGAAACAAGGCCGAACCCAATGTACGGGAAAAAGGTGGGGAGACACAGTGAGAGTAAAAACGAATTCGTAACCACAATGGTGACGGGGTACTACTGGTCATTCGTCCAATTGATCGACAGTTTTATCAATCACAAACTGCAAGACTGCGAAGCGGAAACGCTGGAAGAACTGCGCGACAAGATCAACGAGATCAACGCTGACGTTCACGATATTTGTACAGAACTAAACAAACGGATAAAAACCCACAGAACGGTTATTAAATAGCATGGCGTTTTCGCCCAGCACAGCCCACGAGTGACGGTTTTTATAAGCAAATGGTATCGGAATATGGCAAGCGTATTTCAAAATTCAAAACTCACAGAACAGAGCCTGTCAGATCACTCTCAAAACGATCTGTCGCCAACCGTTTGCCATGCGGTTTACCCCTTTCTGTTCCTGTAAGGAAAACGTCGCTGGCTGGTCAGACGCTAAACGATCAGCCACCAGCCCCGTGGCGTTCGGCGGTTCTCAACTTGGGAGAGTGCGGGATAAGCCGAGCGTCCGGGACACAAGGGCAATGGCTACTAAGTCAGCGTGACTGAACGTCTGCCCGAATCGCACAGGCGCAGCGGAGACATTGCTGCTAAACCGGTCCGGAATCCGTAGCCTGTGCGGAAGTGAATAGGCGGGTGTCCATGGGAGTAAAGCCCGGCAAGTAGTTCCTCTAAGCACTTGCCCGCCCGCCTGAGTTTGAGAAAGGACAACATGAACGACAAGCGAAACTTTACATTCTACGCAACACCGCCCTTTGCCACAAGCACCAACAGCGGCAGGGACTGGGCAATGCTGCAAATTGACCACCACGACCTGAACGCCGCGCGTGAATGGTTCCCGTCGGCTGAACTGCACCGGAGATATCGGGTGACCATCGAGCCGGAGACGCAGAAACGCAGCCTGAACGCAAATAGCTACTGTCACAAGCTGTTTGATCTGCTTGCCGAAAAGCTGCGGTCTGACAGGGAGTCGGTCAAAGACATAATGATCGAGCGGTACGGCAAGGCTGACTATATCGTTATGCGCCCCGAAGCGGTTGAAACGCTGAAACGGTCAGACGCATTCCGCACTGTCAAGGAAATGGGCGAAGTGCTGGTGAACGGGAAAACGGGAATGCAACTGCAATGTTTCTGGCATACGGCGCAGTTAAACAGCCAAGAATTTTCCGTCCTGCTGGACGGCGTGTGTAGCGAATGCAAGGAGATCGGGATACCCACATTAGACGACGCGGAGATCACCGCCCTTGCAGACGCTTGGAAACCGAAAGGTTAGAAAGGAGCAGAGGAGTGAAACCGATAAAAAAATGGGATTGGATACGTGTGAAATTCAGGCCGCCTATTGCGGAGGTTACAATCCCGAACGTCGTCAAAATTGAATTGCTCATGGATAAACATGGCGATGTACCAAATTATGTGCTGAAACCGATCTTGGACGCGACGGACAGGATAGCAACTGCGCTTGACGAGATCGAGCGAGTTAGGCAGTTAAGCTGCGAGGAGGACAGGTTATGGGGCGACCGGCAAAAGTAGGGTTGAGCTATTACTTGCTCGACTGTGATTTTCTAAGAGACAGGAAACTGCGCCACCTAAAGCGCAAATGCGGGGCTGGGTCGCAATTGGTTTTTATTGCGGTGTTAGCAGGAATTTATTCGGAAAAAGGGTACTACGCGGTTTTGGATGACGACTTTTTGGACGAGGTTGCAGAGAACACCGGGTTTGATTTCGACCAGATCAATCTGGTTATTTCGGAAGCGGTTTTAGTGGGACTGTTCGACAAAGCCATGTTTGAGAATGACAGGGTGCTAACCAGTGTCGCGGTCCAAAAACAGTACTACGAAACCATGAATAGATTGCGAAAAGGTAAGTTTTCGCTTGATGGTGAGTACGTGTTAATTACAGCGAAACCTGAATATCCCGCAGAAGAACATGAATATCACGCAGAAGAACATGAATATCACGCGTCAGAAGTACACGAGAAGGAGAAGGAGAATAGAGATAGGGAAAATAATTTCCCGCAGAAAAAAAAGAAGGGTGTAAAACTTACGCCTACCGAACTGGTTTTGCTTGCGTCAGAGAGAGGCTATTTCTCACCGCCTGTCATGGACGCTATCACGCTTTGGTGCGAGTACAAGTCTGAGCAGAAATTCCTATACACACCTACCGGGGCAAAAACGCTTTTGACAGAAATTCATAACCGCGTTGTTGAATTTGGCGATAAAGGCGTATGCGACGCAATACAACACGCGATAGCTTCCGGTTGGACAGGCATTCATTACGACGCGCTCGAAAGGCGTAAATATCAAAACGCAGAAAAAGACAGGAGGTATCCAAGCAGGCTATGAACGATCAAGCAAAAACAATAACGCTCGGAGAGGCGAACGGCGAACTTGTAGAAAACTACAAGAACCCGCGCGTCGGAATGGAAACGCCATTCGTATGGATAAACAAAAAAACCGGCGGTATCGCTAAAGGCGAGGTATTCACCATTGCAGCGCGTACCGGAGCGGGCAAGTCATGTTTCGCCTTGCAAATGCTGACCCACTTTTCACACCGTTATCGGACGCTGTATGTGACGCTTGAAATGACAGAGGCTCATCAGGCGGCGCGGTATCTTGCATCAATAACCGACCTGAACTCACGCGACTTGATACGCGGTAGCATTCAGGACGCGGAACTTTTCATGAAAGCGGTAGCCGCCGTAGGCAGATCGCCCATTGCGGATAATATGCGACTGTCAAGGTTTGCGAACACGGTCGAGAGGGTTATGGAAATAACGCACAACTGCGGCGCAGAAGTTGTTGTTATCGACACAATCAATCTCATGAAATCGTCCGGGGAAACGGAGCGGATAAGGCTGACAAATATCACTCGGTCGTTAAAGCAAATGGCACTAAACATGGATGTGGCGGTAATTATGGTGGCACAGCTTAACCGCGAAGCAGACGGGAAAATGATACCGGTGCTTTCGGACATAAAAGAGTCTGGGTCGATTGAGGAAGATAGCGATACGGTGCTTCTATTCGCAGACGTTGAAGATTACGGCGAAATTTTTAAAGCAGAACAGAAATACGGCGTATCCCTTTGCGACGCTGGCGAATTCTCGCAAATGCGCGAGGGTATGCGGCAATGCGTTTTCGCGTCGATCAGGAAAAACCGCAACGGCGAAACAGGCGCGACCGTGTTCTGGTTCATGAACGACAAACACAAATTTATCGAACTGCAAGAGGCGCGAGAGCGTAATTTTGTGCCGTTTTAGGAGGTAAGTGAAATGGCGAGAAATGTAATTTCATACTATCGGTTTAACCGAAAGCGTATGGGTGCAAGGTTTGTGGAATGTATGGTATCGGGACGAGGGCTTTTGTTTCACGACGGTTCGTGGCTTTCTGATGACGGCGAGTGGATAATTGTGGACGTTATTACAAATTGGGCTGATAGCGATAGAAAAACAAGAAAAATATGCGAACTGATTGTCTCGCGAGAACAGCTTGAAACAGCGTTGCGGCACGTCACGCCGAAGGAATAAGCGCAATGACGTACAAAAAATACATGACAGACCCGGAAATATGCGACGAACTAAAACGCGAAATAGGGCGCATAGGCGGCGAACTGGAACTGGTGGAACAGGCTATCAAGAACCCGCCTATCAAGCCTGCAAAGCGTGTCCCGTCCGGGTATACCAAAAGGGACGCAATGCTGGCTGAAATGCTTGAACGGATAACAATAGCCGACGTGTTGCGCCGTTACGGGTATTCCGAAGGCAAGCGTGGGCGTTGCCCGTGTCCGGTTCATGACGGGCGTGACAACAATATGGCATACACCGACCTGCGGTTTCGCTGTTTCGTCTGCGGTGCGCACGGCAATATTTTCGATCTGGCCATGGGAATGTTCAAGTTGGACTTTCGTGGGGCTTTGGATAAACTCGCGTGGGACCTTGGGTTCTCGCCCGTTGAGTTGCCGCCCGGACGCGAACAGGAAATTCGCGAGCGCAAAGAGGCGAAAGCCCGCGAACGTGAGGAACTAAGCCGCCAGCGCGAGGAAATAGTCTGGCAAATACATATGTTGAGCGCAGAGCGCAGAGCGTGGTTTTTGTGCGAGGGCGACGAGCGGTTATGGGGCGCGGCGGCGCATATTGCGGAACTTGATACCGAGATCGACGCGTTAGAGCTAATACTTAAAAATTTAGGAGGTAAGGCATGAATTTGGAATTAAATACGGTGCTGGTAATTCTCAACGCCCAAAGGGACTTTGCGAAAAAGGAACTGGAACGCTACGACGAGGCGGAAGTCCACTACCGCTGCTATCTGCGCGGGCGAATTTCCGCGCTGACGGATATGCTGGAAATTTTATACCCGGCGGCGAAATTTGAAAAGGGGGAATTGTAATGGGCAAGGCTGAACGTGAGCGTGGGGTGCGCGGAGAGAGGCTTTTAGTGTCCGAGTTCCGCGCGGCAGGATACGACACCGCCCGCCGCGCCGTCCAATACGCAGGCAAGCCGGAACAAGGCAGCGCAGACGTAGTGGGCGTACCGGGGCTGTATCTCGAAAGCAAATTTGTTGAACGCCTGAGTGTGCGCGAGGCGTATGAAAACGCGGTTTTGGACTCGCATGGAAACGGGATACCCGTTGTCGCGTGGAAGAAAAATAATTGCCGGTGGCTTGCGGTACTGTCGCTGGACGACTTTATTACCCTGTACCGCGAATGGGAAATGAGTTTTAGAAAGGACGGTGAGAAAAATGTCAATGGTTAGTATTCCGGGACGCGAGGACTTGCCAATGCTTGATCTCGACGAAAACACAGACGTTTGTGAACTTTGCGGAATGGATACGCTAAACCCGACCCAATGTGTGCATTGCGAACATTTCAACTGCGACGACGAGATATGGGACGCAGAACCGGGCGTTGAATGGTTTAAAGAGCAAGTCAGGCGTGAGTTAAGCGTGGAAGGAGAAACGAAATGAGAGCGAAAGTGGAATTCGAAATGCCGGAAAACTGCGCGGAATGCCCCATAGCATATCCCCACACGGGAGGTGTGTACAAGTGCGTATACCTACGCGAGCCGGTAGTTGAGCATTTCGATAGGCGCGATATCAACTGTCCCCTTGAACCCGTCCCCGAATTTGCCGAGTACCACGGCGACCTACCCGCGCGGGACTGGACTGAACGCAATGGGCGAGTAGAAATTTTGGACAGGTCAGAATTTACACAGGGCGCAGAGGACAGGCGCAAGGTGTACGAGCGGCTTGGGTATGTGTGGGACAAATACACGGCTGTATGGGTTGCGCCTAAAACCGAACCAGATAAATACTATTTCTGCCCGCCGGACTGCGCAAAGGTTGTTGACTGCGATCACCCGTATGTAGCGTGTCCAGACTACGTGCAGGGAAGTGGTTTAAGTGCCGACAAGTTATCAGCCCGCGAATGGGAAGCTATGTACCTTGAAGCCTGTGCGGAACGTGACGACGCATTAAAGCATTATCGCAAATACGAAAGTGCTTGGAACGAATTAGGTATCAGGATGACAGATATCAGGCGTGAGCGCGACACCCTGCAAGCCGAACTGGACGCGCTGAAAAACAAGCCCATTGACTGGCGGGAGCGGCTTGCTGAA